ATCTTTGTACCTCTGGTAAAAAGATAAAAATTAAACCACCTATTTTAAACCACTTAAACCGGTTTAAATTATTTTCTTTTCACCTTTAATTAAACCACTAATTTTGCGATACATACCAGGCACAAAAAAACCAGCACTAGGCTGGTATTTTGGCGGCGTACTGGGCTGCTAGTTTTGGTTTAATTGTTCAGCCAGACGCGGCAATAAAATTTTTTCGTTTTTTTCTCGTATAAATTTACATAATGTCCGCCAACTTTACGGGCAAACTCAATAAAATTTTCAACTCGGTTAATATTCCGATATTTTTTTGGGGTTATTTTTTTGTGATCCTCAAAAAAAATAATTGCTGTGTAATATTCCATTTTTTATTATCTTTGTTCCGAAAGGAAAATAAGCAGTTAATTAGGGTTAATTGTTTTGTCCAGGCGGTCAAATTTTTGGCCGCTTTTTTTTGCTATTAACTTTAAAAATTCTACGTCCTCAGGCTGTAATATAACGCCGTTGTAGTCTATACGCCAGTTAGCGCCCTTCTTTACTAGCTTAAAATGTTTGTGCATAAGCATATAAGCTATAAAACGTTTAGTATCTTTTTTCATATAAATTATTTTCGTTTTTATAAATAAATTTTTTGTCTATCCAAATTTTGCAAAGTTGTTTAGCCCAGTTGGTACCCTTTGCGTTTTGTTCTTGTATATCAGCTATTAAATCTTTATAACTAATTGGGCCGTAAATAAGCTGGTTTATTATGTTTTTGTGATCTAACTCCGTAAATTGTTTTGGGTGCTTTATTTCAGGCTTTTTGCTTTCACCTTCAATTGATATTTGCTGCCAATTGCCCGCCATATTCATAAGCACAACTGGCTCAAAATCTTCACTAGATCTTAAAAACCTAGGCTGTAATGTAAACGTCTTTTTATCTTTATCCTTTACAATTTCAAGCGTGCTAGAAGCCCAGCGATCACAATTTGAGCCTAGGTGTCCTAATGTCTGCGCGCCCAGGCCTTTACCCTGGTGCAGTACGCCCACAAATAAACAGTTATAAATTTTCGTAAGTTTTTTAAACCAATTCACCAGCTTGCGGCTTTCAATTTCGCTGTTATAATCAAATATAAGATCCAAAAGGCCGTCTATTATAACAATAGGGCAATCAGGGTTATTTTCTAAATAATTAACAATTAAGGCCCTTATTTCGCTTGGGCCGTCCTCTCGCACTGTAAAGCAATCAGCCCAGGACGGTAGGTTGTTTAAATTAGAAAAATGCTTTATTTTATTAACTTGTCTGTAAAAATCAAAATCGCTGCTTTCAGTGTCAAAATAAGCTATTTTTCGGCGTCCTTCGGGGAAATGTACCTTCATACCAAAAACGTCGCCTGGTTGAAATGCAGAAGCTATTGCAGCGGCTAAAAAAGTACTTTTGCCCGCCTTAGGTAATCCACTAAAAACGATAAAATTTTGGATCGTTCCAATTGGTTTATCGTCAATAGTGAATATTACCTGGCTTGGGGGGGGTATAAAATCGGGCTTGTATTTTCGCTGTGCTAATTTTTCTTCTAAGGTTAATTTATTGTTTTGTCCGTCTATCATTAGATCCTTTGTAAAAAAGCGGTTAAAATAGCGGCAATAATTAGGGCTATTGCAGCTTGCTGGTTGTTAGTCAATTGAAATAACTGGTGTAGCTTCTTTTTCATTTTCTATTTTTTCTAGGGTTAAAAAATATTCGTTTGCTAATATTTCACACTCTCTTAATAGTGTAGATAGGCCAATTTTACTGTGATTATTTTGCATTTCTTTTGCGCAAAGTATTTGCAATAAAACGTGTTCGTATTTTGTTAAGCCTGGTATCGGCGCAATTAAGCGGCCGAATTGATCCTGAACTGGCATAACTGGAAAAGCTGGTGCGTTTTTATCTATTTTCATTTTTTTAGTTTTTCAATGGCGTTTAAAATTTCTTCTTTTTTTTGTATGTATATTTCATTTTCTCTTTCTAATTCTTCAATGATAACATTGTTATTATATATTGTTTCATTGTTTTCTTTTAATATTAAATCAATTCTTTCAATATAATTTTCTAAGGTTTTTATGGCGTTTATCATAATTCGTTATCAGTTTGTTTTTCTGTAAACTCCTTAACTGCAATAGATAAATATTTATTGCTTGCTTTGCTAATCTTTACCCAGCCAGCAATTTCAAACAACTTGCCGTCTGCTTTAAAATAGCCCTGGTAATCAGGTTGCTTTTCGTTTTTTTTGTTTTCTACTTTGTTCATTGATCCAAAGCCGTCGGCTAAATCTTTTAAATACTCATTTTTCATTTTGTTGGTTTTATTAAGTTATAAATTTTAAATAGGTAAAAAAGGATAACAGCGCCGCTATATGTAAGTAAACACACTGGTACGCTTACTGCAATAAAAAATATTATTGCAGCTAATCTAATTAGTTTGCGTCGCATTGAAAACTATTTTCTAGTCGTTTTATTTCAAAATTGTAATGATCCAGCGCCGCGTCTATTAATATCCTTATTTCAAAAGATAAATTGTATGGCACGTCGTTTTCATTTAACGATAAAAACTTACCTGAACTAGAATAGAAGAAAAAATGGCATTGTTCGTAAGGTGATAAGGCCCGCAATGCTTCCAGGCGTAAAATTTTGTGTTGTAAGCTGGCTATTTCGCCCAGGATCATACTGTCGGTTTGTAATTGCATAAAATAGGGTTTTTGTTTGTCGTTGGTAAAATTATAGTAAAAACGTTTAAACTACCAAATTTATTTTTATAGGGGCATAAAAAAGCCCAGTGTAGATACACCAGGCTTCCTTTTTGTACTAGACCATTGAAATTTATCTAACCAACTTTGCTTCTTATGCTTAAATCTTTGTTTTTTAAATAATTATGGCCATTGTATATTAATGTAGAAACGCCCAAAACTAATAAACCTATTTTAATTGGTTTTGATATTTTTGTTTGATTTGCTACATAAAAACAAAATGGCGCAACCACAAGCACATCTAATAATCTTATTTGTTGAACAGACAAATAGGGGCTATAAGTAGTTGTGGTTTCTTTATTAATCATTTATGCTAAAAATAGTGCTTTTTCCTCACTTCTGCGCCTTACTAGGCCTGGTAAAACAACTTTTTGGCCATTTACCGTTCCTTTATTCCAGCGGTCAAATTGGGCCGCTACTTCGCTTTTAGGTGCGCCGCTATTAAGTAACCTTAATAAAGTGCTATTGCGAAACGCCCCGATCCCTACGTTATAAACAAAACTTGTTAGGCTATCTAACTGGTTTTGATTAATAGGCACCTTAACCAGGGCTTTAATTTGAGGCACAATTTTAGTAGTTTCCCTTCTTAGCCACTCAATTGCCTTTTCCTGGGTAATACTATCACCTAGCCTTACTTTACGCTTTGCGTCGTAATTATAGATTGATCCGTAACCAATAGTGGGTATTCCTACTGGATCAGTATAGGCCTTCAAATATTTATTAATATCGTCGGCCTCAAATCTTTTAATTAATTCCTCGGCCTTTGCTCCTACTGCCATTGTGCTACTTAATAAGATTAACGCCACAACTGTAACCACCAATATTTTTTTGGTTTGGCTATTCATTATGGACGGTTGTTTAAATTAATGTCGCTGTCTTTTGCTGCAAATAAACCTAGGCCGCTTAATATGGCCGTAATACCAGTCGGGACGTCGCCCTTTAATACAGTAGCCACGCCAGTAATTACCGCGCCCAGGCCAAATAAACTTGTTTTCCAATTCTTAAACATTGTTTTTACATTTTAGTTACAAAATCAAGTTTTGTTTCAATACGCGCTAATCTGTCTAATATTTCGGTATTAGTGTTATTGTGCCTGGATAAATCACGTTCAATTTTATCTAACCTATTTTTGGTTGTAAAATAGAAGCCACCGCCAGCGGCAATAAAAATACAAATACTAAATAACAGATCCGTCGCCATTTTCTTCTTTTAATATTTCACGCGCTACCGCATTGTAAGCGTCGGCCGCTGTCATTGCTGCCGTTAAGTTTTCAAATAAACCGCTTTTGCTTGCTGCGTCTAAAATTTGTTTGATAATTGCTAATGCTTGTTTAGTTTCCATGGTTTTGTATTTTAAAGGTTAATTAAGCTAGTGTAATATTAAGCTGAGTTGCGGCCCATTCATACGCCCACTGGTTAACGTCGCTAGATGTACCCCATTGATCGTATTGCGGCTCTACTATTGTTAAATTTCCGTCTGCTAGTTTACTAGCGTCCGCGTCTAATAACTGCCAGTAAAATGTTGCGCTATTGCTTAAATTATCATTAATAATAATTAAGCTAAAAAGGGTTGCCGTTTGCTGTTGGCCGTTTACCCAAATTTGTATTGGTTGTATTTGTTTCATATTATTTTATTTATGCGTTTGCTCTTGTTCTAAATGCTGTAAGATTATATATATAAGTTGATGCAGTATTATTTGTAAATGTATATCCATTAATACCTATATTATATGTAAAAGTACCCATAGCACCACCTAATAAATATACACTTGCAGTTGCACCACCGCCACAAACAAATATTTGAAATGCACCAGTATTATGATTACATACTAATAACATTCCGGAAAAATTATCAAAATCAGCAGTTCCACCCGGAGCCAATGTAACTACACTATCATTACTATCTAAAATTGCCCTATTACCATTACCAGCACCAAATTTTACATTTCCTTTTACTTGCAATTTAGTTCCGTCATCTGTTGTTGTGCCGATAAGTACGTTATTACCACTTGGGTTTAAAGCTAGTGCGCTTGATGATGATGTTTGTATTGCGCCGTAACTACTAGCACCATTCCAAAATAAACGCATTGCGCTATTAAGTGAATTTACAAAACCTACTTGTATTGCTCCGTTAACATGTAATAAATCTTGGGGAGTTTCTATCGTCCAATTACCAATACCAACTTTTCCGTCTGCTAGTATTCGCATACGTTCTATTGAAGTTGTACCAGTTACATCAGGCCCAGGATTAGTATAAAAACCTAATGCAGTTCCATTATACCATAAGGATCCAGTAGAAATTGCACTTATTTGTGCAGCTCCAACATCAGGGGAACTAAAAAAACCTCTATTTCCTAAAAATAATGTTGCAGATATTGTATTAGCTGTTAGATTTCCATTTGCAGTTGCTAAATTTCCATTTGCATAAATATAACTACTTGCAGTTACAGTACTTGAAAAACTAGCTGCACCAGTAATTAATGCAGTTCCACTAACTTGTAACCTTTGGCCTGCGTCTGTTGTTGTGCCGATTAAAAAATTTCTTGCTGCACTTATTCTAGCAGCTTCCTGGACGTTTGTAGTGCCGTAAATACCAAATAAAATAGGGCTGGCTGTTGTAGATCCGTTAAACATGCAAAAATCACGATCCGCGCTACCCTGAATAAAATTGTTTGTAGCCGTTGAAATACCAAAACCAGCGCGCTTTGTTGGCCCGCTTTCAGCGTTATCTATTCTTAAACTTGGCGCTGCTGCCCCTACTATCTGCACTCCATTATCACCAGTTGAACTTGCTACTACTAATTTACCCGATCCAACAGTTGACGTTCCAATTAATACTTGGCCCGTTGTTTTTTTAATTGTTATTGGCTGTATTGCACCTACTACATCAAATATTCCAAAATCATTTGCACCAGCGTTATATGAGTTACCAATACGCCATAAAGCCGTACCGCTGTTTTGAAATGCAATTTTAGTATCATTTGTTGCAGTTGTTTGATTTAATCTTATTAATTGACTTTGATCATGATCAATTTGCAAAGCCGTACCAGGTACATTTGTACCAATACCCAAATGTCCGTTAACATTATCCCAAAATAAATCATTATTGCCAGTAATTGCGTTTGTACCGCTAAAAAATGCTACTTGGCCCGCTACACCGCTACCAGTGTTATAAGTATTACTATCTAACGATCCGTCTGCCTTTAAAAATTGGCTTGATGTTCCACCATTACGAATAATATTTCCGTAAAATGTAGTAGATAAATTGGCTGCAATTTCTTGCGCAAATGCTCCACCAGCTACTTCAATTACTACTTTTCCAGTAGGGTTATAATTTGCAATAGTAACTCTATCAGCTACGCTTTCATAATATAAAGCACCAGCCCCAGCCGTCATACCATTTAAATAAAACGCGTCTGCTTGTATATCTTTTGTTGTTGTAAACTTTGTAGATCCTTCTATTAGTGTACTGTTGCCAATAGTACTAGCCCCATTCCATAAAGGTACGGTGCCAGCCGTTCCGCTTCCAGTAATTGTACCAGTACCAGGGCCGCCAATTAGATCCCAGCCAGTACCGTTATCGCGAAAAAACGCAAATGTATTTGTACTTACAAAGATACGACCAATAAAACCAGCTGCGGGCCTATTGGCTAAAACGTCGGCGTAAAACGCTGGCGTTTGTCTTTGGTTTAATATTGATAAGTCTATTGCTGGCATTATCCTATGTAATTTTTCTTAACAGTTACGAGGTTGTTAAAGCCCCCTGAATTAATAAAGTTAGCAAAGAAACGGCGTGTTGTAAACTCGCCCTGGTTTCCTTCAATTTGTAAACTTTGATTTTGTTGCAAAACAACGTTTTCAATTTGTACGGCATTAGATCCGTAATTAATAAATAAAATACTATTACAGTCGCTTGTAACGTACCCGCTAACATCATACGTTGTAAAGTTTACGTCGTATTTTATAAGTTCTGCGCCTACTAAATAATTAGCCATTATATTTTAATTGAAGGTGAAAAGAAAATTAAATTGTGAACGGTACGCCCATTTTTTTAACTCCGCTGACCTGGTTAACGTAATAATTTTGATAAATACCCTCGCTATGTTGCGGTTGTGGGTTGCCTTCACTAAACGTTCTAATTTCATCTACAATTGAAACGCTTTCGGTTTGTATTGTAGGCATTAACATTTCAACGGGTTGCGCTGGTGCTGGTTGCTCAGGCAAACCAGGTGAAGTAACTAACGGTGCTGGCTTCTTTTTCATAAAGAAATACCAATAAGCTAGGCCCGCTGCCACAAATAATATTAAATTCTTGTTTTTCATATTTTCTACTTTGGTATATTTTCAAATATTTCTTCCGGATCAGGTAAAAATTCGCCTTTATCCAGTGGGCCTATTTCAATAGATCCGCGCCTTTTTGGTTTTCTAGTAGCCGCGTAAACAATTACGCCAGCTAATAAAAGTAATATAATTAAACCGCCCTCTTTTTTCATTTTAATAGTTTTTTAAACCGTTAACATATTTTATCAACTGGTTTACTTGCTCCGAACTGAAACGATCTGCGGGCCAACTTAAAGCCCCGCCGCCCTGTAACCAGCTCAACAAATCTTTGCCCTTCATTTCGTTAAACTTATGCGCTAGGTAACTTACCTGGCTTTTAGTTTTTAACTGCTTAAATACGCCTAAAACAGCGTCGAAATCGTCGCTAAAATAACCTGGTGCGTTCCAAATTGTATTAACAAATTGTTGCACTTTGCTATTTGTAATAATTGTGGCCCCACCTTTACGCCAATAGTTTGGGTTCCAGGGGCTACTTGGATTGCTTGTCTGCTTCTCAATTTCTATTTCCTC